TCTCCACCGTCTTGCTGACTTCTGCTACCGGAGCAAGCGGCTCCCAGTCGCCTGTTACATATCCATGTTCCGCCTCTGTGCTGTTGTCGTCACACTTAACCTCCGCTATGCAGAGCATGTCAACGCCACGGAATTCTATTACCTTATCGTTCATTGCTTAATCCTCCATGTATAAGACTCCGATACCTCTTCCTGTGTGTGTCGGCCTGTCACTGCCCACATCATGCCCGGAGTCATAAATTATAAAACTTTTTTCCTTGAGCTTCTTTTTTGCTGCACGCAGGACTGAGTATGTTTTTTCAGGATCAACTGAATAAAAATTGACATCAAAATCCTGTACTTCCATCGTTGCCGTGTTGTCATAATAACCAGCCTCTTCTGATGAGTTATTCCAGAATGTAAAGAAATGTTCCGGGTATTTATCACCATCAGTGAAGCTCCCCTGTCTGTATGCCTCATACCCTACGCTTTCGAGAATGCTTATCAATATATCTTCCATATCAGCCTCCCATTCTCTTATGTATAGCTTCTGAAAAGATCTTTTTCTGTTCCTCAGCTATCATATTCTTTGTTTTTCTGCCATACACAGCATTTTTCAAGCCCTGCACCGGACGCATCGTCGGTGTACCATACATCAGGAATATTGACGTAAGCCCGCCTTCCGCAAAATCAAATCCAACCTTGGTTGAAGCTGTTAAACCCTCCCATTCGATTGGATAATTATCACGAATCGAGCCAAGGGTTCTACCGGTCTGCTTATGTTTTTCCATGATAGGTGTAAGCCTTTCAGCTACAATCTGATTAGCAACCTTGAGACTTTCCTCCGTGGCCTTCTTAACATCGCCTTCAAGGCTGTCAAGCTGGGCCACTATGTCCTCAAATCCTTCAAACTCAAGCCCTATCCGGTTTCTGCTTTTTGCCATCACGCACCGCCTTTCACAGCCTTAACCTTGACCTTTAGGTAAGTATTCGCCATGTTGATATTTTCAGGTGTGCCAAGGACTTCATAATCCTTGCCATACACCCTTATCCTTGATGCAGATGTAATGTCTGGCCTATACCAGGTTTCCACCGTGGCCGTATCCTCTACAGCAATAACCCCATTGTCCTGTGTCTCTGTGCCGCCAAAAGTCTTAAAGCTGATATAGATATCATCAACTTTTGTGAATATTTTCTTGTTAGTTCCTTTGACCTTTTCATAAGATGGCGTCATAAGCTCTGCCGGCACGGCATACGGCAGATTTGGTGTATATGCTTTCATGTCTCCGCCTTTCTGCATGTCTTTCTACAGCCAAGATTCACTATACGCATATGCGTGTACTCACTCAGTTTTTTGTAGTTAAAGAGATCATCGACAGCGCAGCATATTGTTCCTATCGCCTCATCCGAATTAACAAGTTCCTCCGACGCACCAGCGTCAACCAGCATCTGCTTGACTTCATCAAGGAGTCTGCCTATGCGGGCGTCTTGATATGAACCTGTTATATTCATTGATTCTTTACAAGCGGTAAGCTGGTCTTCTCTGGTCATTGCTACTCCTTACTCAGCCTTATTTTCTTCCGGCTGTGTTGTTTCTGTTTTCTGTGTTGATGATGTAGGCTCCTCGCCTTTCTTTATGATAAGTACACCATTTGGATCAATGAGTTTTCCATCAACAATCATGATGCACTTGTTCTTCACCTCGTTGGTGTCATGATCAACCCACTTGACTGTGGTCATCTGCATGTTTGTGTTGATTGCATAGTCTGTGCCCTTGAAAAATATTGCAACAGCATCACCCTTAGCAGCATCATCCCACGATGATATGAGATCATCCTCGACAGTCTCAACATTCTTTCCCAAGAAGCGGTATGATTCCTCGCCATTGATGCCGTAGTTAGTCCTTCCGATAGGCTGTCCGTTCTTATCAACCATGCCGTCTATATGTCCGTCGAAAGTCGACTGATTCATGAAGAACGTACCACTCCTATACGCTTTCTTCATTTTTGCCTTGACCTTCTTATGCCATCCCTCCCAGGATGCGAACTCTGACGGTGTCATTGTTATAATATTTGCCTTCGGAATCCTAGCATCTGTAAGGATACCAAGAGGCTGTGATGTTCCGTTGCCCTTAAATACCGCTATCTCTACTGCCTTAACAATAGCCTCTGTAGCAAGAGGTACAAACAGTGCCTGGAATGCCTCAAGGGTAACCACGTTGGCAAGGAGTGTCTGAGCAATCTTACACTCCACACCAAAATAAGAGAATGTAACCTTCTCATCAGCCTTGACTTCCTGTGAATCAGACTTTCCCTCTCCAACCCATGTAGCCTCCGGCTTAAGAGAAAGAACAGGTATCGCAATACCTCCCTGAACATTCAACTTGCGGATGATCTTATATACATTTCCGTAAGCATCCATCTTCGTGATGATCTCGTGCATGAGCGATGTCGGTATAACTGCGCTGGCATCTGTTACGCCTGTCACTGCATCAGTTCTGAGTTCATGTGGGATTTCTACACCCCTACACACGTACTCCATGAACGCACTACGATACTCCAAGGTATCATGACGATCTATTTTTTCATCAGATCTCTTATTTGTTGCAAATGCAGCAATCGGTGTGCCCCCACGGAGTTCAGCATTAGCAGGTATCTGTGCCCTGGAATTGTCACCATCATCTCCGGAGTTACCATCATCTCCTTCATCATCAAGTTCTGCAAGCTGTGCCTTTGCATCCTCAAGCTCTGTAAGTACTTCATCTAAAGTATCTCCAAGGCTGCGAACTTCATCAGCTGTAGTAGCTGTCTTGATACGATCCTTGAGTTCTGTGGCTCTCTTGTTCTTCGCATCAATAGTCTTCTGTAAGTAAATCCTTAATTCTTTCTTCATCTTTTCTTTGCCTCCTTATTTGTAAAGAATCTCTGCTTTCAGCTTTGCAAGCTCCAAATCCGTGTCAGACTCCTCCGACTTAGCCCTCACGCTGTCCAGCGTGGATTTGACACTATCCAGCGTCTCCTTCGCTCTTGCTGAGATTTCAGTAGCTTCATACGCCGGGAAGGTTACCGCAGATACTTCAAACACACTACTCACCTTCCTGATGTGTCTGAGGGGATGATCACTTTCAAGATTCTCCCACTCCTCATCATCTATGGTAAACATAAACGACATGCCGCTTATGTCTCCTCTCTCAACTGCACTGTACAGATTTGCTGCATCAGTATTTCTCTCCGCATCGAGATTAACCCTGATGTGCATTCCTTTATCGTCAACACTCATCTGCATTGTCGAATTCTTGTTATTCCGCCTCGACCTGGCCAAAGGGATCATGTTCGTGTTGTGATTCACAAGGAATCTGACGTCTCTAAGATCAGCCCCATCCAGCGCACCAGGTTCTATGATCTCATCAAAGTAGCCAAGGTCTGTTCTGCTGCCATATATGATCGGGCGACCTTCCAGATAATATCCGTGCTCGTCATCGTGTTTAGCCCTGACTTCAAAATCATATGCCCTTGTTACAGTCATTTTTTCTGTATCACTTTTTCTCATCGTTCTGCCCTCCAAGTTTCTTCTGTTGATATATCCACGCCTTGTTGACGTCAATATAATTAAGCGACTGCATTCTCTTACCTTCGAGCTCTGCAAGTGGTTCAAAGCCAAATGCATTTCTCTTTTCATTTGCATAAAGGTCGCCTGAATCACCTAGGATTCTTACCATCTCAATTACCTGATCCGTCGTCATGAACTCAAGAGTCTTCGTATAGAACCGGATCTCATGGCCTCTTGCTTTCTCCCCAGGAGTGAAAATGGTTTTAGTGAACGCCTGCCCCACTTTTACAACAATAGGTTCTATAGCTTTCTGGAAAAAAGCCTCATACTGAGCTTTTGTATAATCGCCTGTAAGGATCGGGATAGATGTGCCATAATTTCTCAGGATCTTCTCATCGACAAATTTCAAGGTATCTGGATCAATGAGCTTAATGTCCGGGGTAATAGGTGTATATTCTGTCTTCAGATCGAGAGGAAGAAATCCGCTCAAACTCTGATTGATCTTCTTCTCAAAATTCTTCAGCGCCGTCTCTGTCGCATTGTCATCATCCATGTATGTGTTGAACTTAACTATTCCTGTTATGTTCATCCCTCTCTTGGCTGCCCTGCTCACACTTTCAAGAAGGTCCTGATTGATCTGCAGAGTCTTCAACAAGCTTTGATTATCCGGTTGGCCAGCTTCATTTCCGCCCATGAGTTCATTGACACTATATCTATATCTGATATGTATCACTTCACTGTATGGCAATGTCATCTCATAGCCATTTGCAAATCCAAGCTTGACATACAGGGTGTTGTCCTTGTCCTGCTGCCATTCAACACTGGTCGGAAGCACCGGATATAAACCGGTGTACTTCCTCTGCTCCTTTCCGTTCGCATCCTTCCAGGTGTAGAATGTCGGGATTATCCAACTGTTATAATTCAGCATCAGATTCCACATGAACTTTTCAATAAAATCTGCTGTAGTCATCAATTCATTTGGCTGCCTTAATAACCGCTGTATGTCACTGTTTACCGGGATGATATCTGATCCCTTGGTCTTTATGTGCTTGGGGATCAGCTTAATGCATTCCTGGACGATGCAGCTCACAGCCTGCTGTACTACGTCACTTGCGTATATATCCTGTCCAAACTGGCTATATATAGGTGCATATCCACTTAGCATATCTGCAAGATATGTATTTGTTTTTTTCTTTCTAATCAGGTTATTAAACCAGCCCATTCTACTTACCTTTCTTATTCACCCTTGACAGGAATTCACTCTTATGTCGGCGAAACATCTCATATACACCTATGAGTGTTACCGAGCCATCTATCTTATTTTCATCGTTAGTCTTGATACACAGTGCTTATCATCCATCTTCAGACACGAGTTTTTAAAGTTCCATCTATCTACCGGATTCTCGTTATAGTTGATCAGACGGCTCTTCAAGTCAGCCTCGACAAGTCTCAGTGCATTGTTCAGTGTCGCCGCATTCTGCAGCACCATCTCAAGCTCTTTGCCTTCTCTTGTCCAGCCATACATGGACATTCTCTCTATCCAGTCTTTGGAAAACCTCTGATCGTAACCGCAATATATAATCCTGATCTTATAGTCCTTGTACAACTGATAGAACCAATCTGCCACTACCGCAAGATCTATCTCGTTATCCTGGCATACTGCTATATATCCGGCGTCCGCCCATTCCTTATAGCGGGCCCCCGCTTTATGATCGTCCTTATCGGCGTCCAGTTTTTGCCGTGGAATGAAATACTTTGTATATATATACTTTGTATTGTCACCTGGTCTCATCATGAGCACCTTAGCGCAGCACAAATCTGTTGTCTCCGCAAGATCGACCATTCCAAGAGCAATAGCTCCTCTCATATCTTCAATGTCATATACCGCCTTATATGTATAGTCCTCAATATTGAGCCAGCTCTCTGTGCTGTTCTGCTTGATATTAAAATCTTTCGACAAAACGAATATACGATCTGCCTTTGACTTCTTAGCAAGTTCTACCTGTTCCTCAAGATATTCAAGCTTTTTCACCACGCCGAGCGTAGGGTTAGACTTGTACCAGCTTCGTGGGTTTGTCCAGATCTCCATTTCCGAATCTTGTGTGTATAGCCAGTCAAGTCTTCGCTTGCTCGCTATCGAATCATCCTCACGGTATATAGCTGCATGAGCTTTCTTCAGCTCATCATCAAGGAATCCCTCAAATACAAATCCCTCTGTCGTGATCAGCCACAGCTTTGGACTGTCCTTTATGCTTTGAGATTGTTCGATTGATTTCACAATGACGTTCTGTTTCATCTCGTGCACTTCGTCAACAACAGCAAAATCGATGTTTCGACCCTCTTTATTTCTCGTTCGGTCCGTGAGCTTTGTCATATTGGATCCGTTATTCAGATTGGATATTCCAAGCTGGTTCTTCCAGGTGTCCTGGCTCTTTGGATCGACAAGCAGTCTCATGACATTCACGGCATTATATGGAATGTTTGCCTGGGCATCATCGTTTGACGATGCAACTATATCTGATCCGGGATTTCCAACTATAAGTTCCGCAAATGCCAAGCCTGCACATGTCTCTGTTTTGCCGTTTTTTCTTGCTATCTCAAGCAGTACTCTCTTAAACCGGTCAAAACCGGTATCGGGCATTTTGAAGCTGTAGGCTGCTTCTATGAGTGCCTTCTGCCAGTCCATCAAGACCATGGGTTGATTATAAAATGGCGATTTTGTAAGCCTGACGCAATGCTCCATGAAATTTATTCTAAGAAGAGCATCTTCTGTATCATATATATACTCACCGGTCTTCAGGTCTTCAGACAAATTCACAAGCTGAGTCTTCAGATCCTCGCCGATGATGTATGTTCCAATCTCACAAAGTTCTTTGTACCGGAGTAAGGAACTATTGTCCGGTGTCCATATCGTTTTATTCTGTATCAGCATTTATCAAGGAACTTCCTCGCCCATGCTCTAAGAGGCGACTCTTCGTCGTCAGCATCAAATCCAGCACATTTTGCAATGATCTTGATGCAGTTTGTATACTGCTGCATTGTCTCCTTATAGAGCTTTGCCGCCGGAGTGGCACGCTGTCTCTCAGGCCTTTCCTTATCGACCCGAATCTGGGGCAGTGACCTGTAATATTTAAGCTGAGTTTCCATGTACAATATCTCATCAACAAGCTGTTCCATGAGCTCACTGCTATTACCTGTCAGTTTTATCAACTCTTCTTTTCTACCCAAATTAATCACATTCCCCTACTATCAAAACATCGCAGTCATGAGATATAGTTGTTTTTGCTGATCCAGCATTGTAAGCATATGCAGTGACACTATACTTGCCACTTATATCCATCGTTACACCCGAGCAAAAATTGACCGATGCTGCTTCTAAATCCGGTGTATTACACTTTCCTGATACAAGTACCGTTACTGAAAGAGGGTTGACAAATAATTCTCCTATCTTGCCAATCCCTATAGCGTTTGCGGTTCCCGTTTTCCCTGGCTCAATTCCTTTTGCAACCGAAAGGGATGTTTTTATTATTCGAATGTTGTGAGGTTTACAAGGCACTACACAGCCATACGCTGAGTCATCTCCAAAATCCTTCTCCGTGAGTACCTCCACCTTGTTTAAAGCCTCATCAAAACCATATACAGCCACTTTTGCTCTCCTTTCTGCTATCTTCATGCATTTTCAAAACCGAAAATCTCATTTTTCGGTTTTCGGTGAAAATTACCACCCCCCAACAGTCCCCATCAGGGGGCCAATCAC